GTGACAGCCGGGAGAGACCGGCACCAAACACCCAACCCGGAGGCGCGCCATGGCCGAGACGATCAAGAGCACCGACGACACCCGGGTCGAAAACAGCCCCGTGCGGCACAGCTACCGCAAACTGGGCGACATCGAGAAGGCCCGGGTCGAGGCGATCAAGGATATCGGCCAAAGGTTTCTCGACGAGATCGCCGCCGATCAGGGCCGCGAGTTTTCCCTCGCGCGCACCAAGATCGAAGAGGCCGTCATGTGGGCCGTCAAAGGGGTGGCCCGCTGATGGCCTACCTGACTGTGCAAGACATGATCGACCGCTACGGCGAAGGCTTCCTCGCCGAAGTGACGGCGCGTGACACAATCCCCGGCGTGATCGGTATGACCGCGCTGCAGGTGGCCGTGGACGACGCCGTGTCTGTCGCCGAGAGCTATGTCGCAGGGCTTTACAATGCAGACAATCCGCCCCGTGTCCTGACGATGCATACTGCGGCAATTGCCTGGTACCGGCTGCTCGGTGCGCGGGCCGCCGCCTTTGACGGGGCCGAAGAGGGCTATGAGGCCGCGATCAGCTTTCTGCGCGAAGTGCGCAAGGGCGAGGCCTCGCTCGGAGACGAGACGCCCGAGGACACAGGCCGGGGCAATCCCCAGCTACCCCAGATCAGCGCGCCGGAGGGCACCTTCACCCGCGACAGCCTGAAGGGGTTCTGAGATGGTCACCCTCACAGTCAGCCTCGACAGTCTCGACTTTGACAGCGCCATTGCCAATGGCCTGCGCCAGTTGTCCGACCTCACCCCTTTGATGCGCCGCATCGGCACCGTTCTGGAAACCTCCGTCTCGGAGCGGTTCGAGAAGGGCGAAGGCCCGGGCGGCATCGCGTGGCCCGTCTCGCACCGCGCGCGCGAGTTCGGCGGCAAGACGCTGGTCGACAGTACACGCCTGCGGGACAGCATCGTGACAGAGGCTGACAGCCAGTCCGCGCGCATCGGCACCAACGTGCCCTACGCCGCCACCCATCAGTTTGGCGCGTTCATCGAGCCGAAGGCCGCGGGCGGTGACGCCACGGCCAAACTCGCCTTCACCCTGCCCAATGGCCAATTCATCATGGTCGACCAGGTCGAAATTCCAGCCCGGCCCTTTCTGGGCTTTGACGACAAGGACGAGACCGACATCGTGGACACGGTCGAGACCTATCTCCGCGAGGTATTCGCATGAACATCTCCGATGTCATGGCCCGCCTCGCGGCTGAGGTGCCCGAACTTGGCGGTCGTATCGACGGCGGGCGCGCCTTTGTCGATCTGATCCGCTCGAAGAAACTGCCGGCGCAATCGGTCGCGGCCTATGTCTTTCCCTCCGGCATTCAGGGGGGCCGCCCGGATGCTGCGTCGGGTGTGTTCAGCCAGATGCTGACCCACCGCACGAGCGTGGTGATCTTCGCCCAAAGTTTTGATCGCACCGGGGCCGCCTCCCTCGACAAGATCGACCAGTTCCTGATGCGCGTGGTGCGCGCCTTGGCGGGATGGGCACCGGGCGACGAGGTCGGTGTCTTCCGGTTCGAGCGCGGCCAACTCATGTCCAGCGGTGCCGGTGTGCTCGCCTACCAGCTTGATTTCTCCATCGATGACCAACTGAGGATCCTCTCATGACCAATCTTCCGACCTCCGGCGGGGCGTACACCCGCGATGACAAGGGCGCGCTGAAGCGCGCGGATGCGTCGCCCTCAAAGCCCGCCCCCACCCCGAAACCCGAGAAGAAGGACGCTGACAAATGAGCCTGCTCTGGAGACGCAAGGTCCTGCTGGCCAAGCAGGAAACCACCTATGGCACCGATGCCGCCCCGACCGGCACTGATGCAATCCTCGCCACGGATGTGCGCCTGTCGCCGATGCAGGGTCAGGATCTGGACCGCAATCTCGATACGCCGCACGGCGGCCCCACCGGCACGATCCCCGTCGATCTGCACCGCACGATCTCGTTCAAGGTCGAACTGGCAGGCTCCGGTACCGTCGGCACCGCGCCCCGCTGGGGCCGTCTCCTGCGCGCCTGCGGCTGTGCCGAGACCGTGACGGCGGCCACCTCCGTGGTCTACAACCGGGTCTATTCAAACCTCGAGAGCATCACACTCCACCTCAATATCGGCGGCACGCTCTATGCCATGGTGGGCGTGCGCGGCACCGCCGCCTTTGACGTCTCGGCCTCGGGCATTCCCTATATCGAGTTCGAGTTCACGGCCCTCTATGTGGCCCCGGCCGACGTGGTCCAGCCAACCCCGGACTTTATCGGCATTCCCGACCCGCTGGCCGCGTCGGATGCCAACACGCCGGTCTTCACGATTGATAGCACCTCGCTCGTGATGCGCAATTTCAAGCTCACCCTCGCCAACCGCATCGAGGCGCAGTTTCTGATCGGCGAGGAGGAAGTGATCCTCGACGGGCATGAGAACACCATCGAGGCGCGGGTGCGCGCCGTGACGCTCTCCACCTTCAACCCGTTCACCATGGCGGCCACCCAAGAGAAGGTCGCCGTCGAGATCGAGCACGGCAAGACGGCGGGCAACATCGTCAATATCGCGGCCCCGAATGCCCAGATGCAGCGTCCCGAGGGGCTGGAGGACGGGCAAGGCCGCAAGGAATGGCCGCTGCGCCTCGTGCCACTGCCCACCGCCTCCACCGCCGCCGACCAGTGGGCGATGACGCTCACCTGAGGGGGTTCAACGCCCCCTTCAATGCCCCTTTGAAAGAGAGTTCACCCCCATGTTCAAGATCGACCAGACGCCGACCTTCACCCACCCTGTCGAGATCAAGGTGCCCGCCGATGGCGGCCATGATCTCCAGACGCTCAATGCCACCTTCCGCGTGCTGCCCGATGAAGAGATTGAGGCGCTCGACATGCGCACCACGCGCGGCGAGCGCGAGTTCCTGTCGGCGGCCATCGTCAGTCTCGACGACATCGAGGACGAGAAGGGCAACAAGCTGCCTTACAGCCACGGCCTGCGCGACCGGCTGATTGGACTGGCCTATGTCCGCGTCGCCCTGGTCAACGCCTATTACGCGGCGTTGGTGGGGAAACGGGTAAAAAACTGAAATGGGCCGGGCGGGCATGGGCGCGCGGCGACCTGATCGCAGATGACGCAGGCGGCGACCATGACGACGAGGCGGAATTCTGGGGGATCGACCCGGGTCACCTCCGCCGCGATCCGTCCGGCTCTGGTGTTTGGCCGCAGAATGTCCCGGCGGTGCGGGCCTTTCTCGCGGTCTGCAATCAATGGCGCACCGTCTCGGCCGGGCTGGCGGGTTTCCGCGTGGTGGGCCTTGACTACACGGCCGCGCGGGCGGGCCTGCGCATGAGCGGGGTCAAGGTCACGCCCGCGCTTTGGGCCGAGGTGCAGGTGATCGAAGGCGCGGCTGTGGCCGCGATGAGGGAGAACTGAGATGGCATTCCGTGTCCAGGGCGAGATCCTCATGGACGCCGATCAGGCGAAGGCGGAGTTGCAGGCCACCGGCACCGCCGCGAAATCGGCCTCCCAGGACATTCGCGGCGTCGGCACCCAAGGTGCAACCGCCGCACGCGGGGTCAAGCAGCTTGAGACGGCCGCCAGAACCTCCGCTACGGGCCTTAGGGCGGCAAGCTCGGCCGCCGAGGTCAATGCAGCGGCGACCCAGAAAATGGCCTCGGCCAATCGCCTCGCCGCAGGCTCGATGGGCAACCTCGTGGCGCAGGGCAATGACGTGTTTGTCATGCTCGCGGCGGGTCAGAACCCGCTCACGCTGGCCATTCAGCAGGGCACGCAAATCACTCAGGTGATCGGGCCGCTCGGGGCGGCGGGCGCGTTCCGGGCATTGGGCGGGGCGGTTCTCGCGATGCTGAGCCCGATCAATCTGATCACCATCGGCGCACTGGCGGCGACCGCTACCGTGGTCAATTGGTTCATGTCCTCCTCGGAAGAGGCCGAGAGTTTCGCGGACAGCGTCGAGGCGCTCGAGAACCGGATCGACAGCCTGAGGGACAAGATCGCCGAGGCCTCATCCACCCGGCTCGAACTGGCCGACCGCTTCGGCGAAGGCTTTGTGGACCGCGCCCAAGACCTGCTCGACCGGATCGTCGAGGCCGAGAAGCGTATCACCGCCCGTGAGACCGGCGAAAACATCGGAGATTTTCTGGGCGAAACCGGCGTGGACTTTGGGCGCATCAACCGCAACCGCAACCTCCTGCCGCAATCGGTCGACGGCGGGCTCGACGTGGCCGAGGGTCAAGCGCTCTCCACGCTCGCTTCTGAGTTCGACCTCAGCGGTCTCTTTGGGCGGATGCGTGCCGGGAGCCGTGAACTTGTTCAAGACGTTCTCAACGATTTCGCCGCCCTTCAGGAGGCCGCGCAAGGCACGGTCGAAGAACAAGCCGCCGCCGTCGACGCGCTGATCGAGAGCTACACCCGCGCCGCGCTGGCCTCGGGGGAGACGTCCGAGGCAGAGCAAGACCGCCTCCTGACGCTTGACAAAATGCGTCTGACCCTGGCCGAAGTTGCCAAGCTGCAAGGGGAAGACCCCGCCCGAAACCGCCAGACCGAAGAAATGCTGACCTTCCTCGATCTGGTGACCAAAAGCACCGGCGAGCAGCTGAAGGCCGAGGCGGCGGCGCAGGCCACGCTCTCGACCATGATCCAGCAGAATGGCGTGGCCGAGGCTATCGCGCGGGCAGGCGCGGACAGTGCCGAGGTGACGCGGTTGCGCGCGCAGTTCGCCCTCGATGCGGCGCTTGCGGAGGCCGACGCCTCTGGCGCGAGCGAAGAAACAAAAGAGGCCATGCGCGAGGCCGCACAACACACCTTTGAAATCGCGACGAGCGACATGTCCGGCAGCATCCGCGCGGCCGCCGACGAGGCCGCGCGGCTCTCGGCCGAGGTGCGCGGTGCCGTCGATGCCATGTTCGACCTGCAATCCCAAGGCCAGGTCGGGTTGGAGAACGCCCGTATCCGGGCGGAGTTTCGCGACGATCCGATTGGGCGCGCCGGAGCCTTGGCCGGTGCTAGGTTCGACCGCGAGACGGCGGTAATCCGGGGCGAGGCCAGCGGCGATACGGCAACAGTCGATGACCTAAATGCGCGCCGGGACGCCGTTGTCGAACTGGCCCGTGAGACATCCCGCCTCAACGAGCTAGCCCGGCCGACGCGGTCCGGCAGCGGCGCGCGTGGCGCATCGGCCAACGAGACCCTGCGCGAACAGCAGGCGCTCGACCGGCTGATCGAGAGCAAGCGGCGCGAGATCGAGGCGCTGCGCGAGAGCGACCCGGTGCAGCGCGAGATGATCCGCCTGCGCGACCGCCTGACCGCCGCGACGCCAAAGCAACGCGCGGAGATCGAGGCGCTCGTCGAGGCCCATGAGAACGAGCGCGTCGCCATGGAGCGCAAGGAGGAATTCAACAACGCCGTCGACGACGTGCTGCTCGAGGCCGAAAGCCTCCGGGACGTCTGGGAGGGGATCGGCGACATG